CGAGCGTCACTCCGTTGTGTAGGGAGCAACTCGCGGACGCGAACGACAGTAATGTCCTCGCCCGCATAGTAGTCCTTACCGCAAGACTCCCTGAACCTACCGGTCCAGAAAGACTTGCCAGCATTGACCTTGAACCCAAAGTTCTCGAGTCGGCTGACAACGGAAGGCACATAATCTACGGGGACAATTATATCATCCCCGTAAACGCGCACCAAGCCCCGAAACGACTCTATGTCGCGCCGGGTCAATGGTCGGTTGAGCACATCCTGGATCCCTAGGAAAACAAGCGTTGAGAAAACAAACGCTTCCATGGGGAAACACAGTGCTGAACCCATAGACGCGAACTTGGCCAGGCGGATTTCGCCATAGCCAGGTACGTCAGCCTTACGTGACCGCGTTGCATCCACTGCCTCAAAGAGGTTTGGGAAATTACGCAACATGGCTCGCACAAGCTGATTAGAGACACGGTCAGACGCTTCACTCAAATCGAGTGTCGCCAGTTCACCCGTAAGGGATCCCTGGTGAGCGAGAGTCCTATTAGGACCCTGATCACGAAAGCCCACGAATGCGCGCGAGTTGTCATTCTCGACGTATTCGACAAGCTTCTCGCAAATAGCCTGCTGCATGTATTGCATAGCAGTCGGCTCAATCGCGATAATGCGAGGTGTCTTTAACGTTTTAGGAACAAGGGTAACCCTGACGGGTCGCTCTGCTCCGGGTTCGAGGAAGTTGACTCCATCCAAGACATGGCTGAATCGCCAGTTCGGAATGAGGTATTCCCTTGCAGGGAAAACCTTTTCGAGTCTCCAGGGCCACTCAGCTTGATCGTACTTTCGGTTTCCCGAAAGACGGTCAGCTGTGGCTCCGGGCCCGTGCTTTGGAAGAACACGTCCATGGTAGATGTCTTCATCCACCTTTTGGAACGTGTCAGCCCAAAGGAGAGCAGATAATCTGCGGAAATCCTCATAGTCTTGCGAGGATCGCCTACGATCTGCTCCCACAACTTCCTTCTCACAAGAGATATAGCTGTCAACAGCACGACGATTCCGTATATCACTACACGGGATCTTAATCTTACCGTAAAGCATTGTAATTTGCCTGACGGCGAGAATCGCGTCAATCGACGGCTCATCTCTCAACCTTCCATTTCTTCGATCGAACACAAGATCAAGGAAACCTCCGAGAAATCGGGGGAGACCGCCTGCAAAGGAAAAACCCTTGAACAGGTCGTGATCCACGTACCCGCGCGCTAGACCTTTTTGGAGGTCCGACGCAAAGGCCGGGAGGGTAATAGTCAGAAATGACATCCCTTCGTGTTCGAAACGCGCCGTGATGGTTTTCCAGTCACGGTGGGTGCTAGTGCGACACTGGTCCCCGAATTCCTCGAGGACCTCCCTCAGAAGTAACGTAAGGCTTTTCAAGCCCCCTCCTTAAAGAGGTGTAGCTTCCATAGCCATAACGTTATTGGATCAGTTTTCCCCACCAAGAGCTTTGGTAAGGGAAGCGCCAGTCGAGCTAGAGAGATACGAGATGAAACCATCCACGATCTCCTTAGCCTCGGCCAGGGAATATCCCTGCGGCGGCCGGTCAATGACCAGGTACGCCGACATGGACTGCTTAGTGTTCACAGAAGTGAACTGATCAGGAGCGATCTTCGCGTGATCAACGCGGAGGGTCGAACGATTACGACGCCCGTAGGTGTTCGTGACCGTCAGCACCACCGAATCGTCACCTGCCTTGTACGTGCTGGAGTTAACTCCAGTAGAGGTACGCGGCAGACTGATTGCAGTCGCTGAACCGAACTTGATAGACTGAGGATCGGCAAACGCCATGGCATTACTCCTTGGGGGTAGGCGGAAGGGCCCGGGATCACCGGACCCTCCCATTTTGTTAGCCCAGTCCTTGTAAGGACTGTGTTACTGCCTCACCGGCTAAAACCGGCCGGGCGCGCGGCTTAAGCCGAGCGCACCGAGGATCGACCACTGACGCGAGCTTAGGCTCGCTGGGTTGATCCCGAAACCGAAAGGTGTCGCCTGCCTACGATGCTTACGTTCAAGATAGTAAGTTTCGGCAGGTTGACCGGAGACCGTTCCGTAAGGAGACG